GCCGACTGCACAAACGGTCCATAGCTGGCGTTGTTGCCCACGACACCCTTCTTTCCATCGCCTGATACCTCATGCGTCCAGCGGCGGCCGAGCGTCTCCGAGGTCGGCCAGGCTCGGCCGGTCCGCGTCCGCGTGCCGAACCCGCGCTCGTACCACGAATAGCCGTTGGCCGAGCTGTTGGCGGTCGACGAGGGCGGATACTCCGCAATCTTGTCATGCAGGTGCGCCACCGCCTTCGTCATCGGCCGCTTGAAGGCACCCGCCTTCCCCACCTTCTCCAGCTTGCGCAGCACTTCATCCACACCGCGTACAGTTACCTTGGCCATGATTCACCCTTATTCCACGACCGGCGTCACCCAACACCGACAGCGCGGATGGGCCGGCGGCCCGCTGATGCCACCTTCAAACTCCTCATCCAGCCCGACGACCTGCCCGGCCAGCGGCCCACATATGGGACATACCAGCTCATCGGCATTCGTCCGCCAGCGCCGCTTCTCAATGACCCCGCTGGCCTTCCACGCCTCCCGGTTCCCCTCAGCAAACGCTCTGGTCACTTCCGTGACGGCGATGAGCTGAGCACGGTCAGGCGCGAACAGCCCGCCCTCCGACAAGCGGCCGATCAACGTCCCGATCGTCTCGCTGTTGCGCACATACTCCGCCACCTCCAGCGCGATCCGGTCCCGCGTCGTGGCAATGATGCCCCGCACCAGCTCGTAGCCGTACCGCAACGCCCACTCCGCGGCCGCGTTGTTCGCCAGCTCCCAGGCTCCCACTTCCAACGCCTTACGAACGCCAAACACATCCCGTTCAACCTGCTCGCGGCCGAACTCCGACCCCGCCAGCGCCACCGCCTGCAGCTGCGCCACAATGGCGTCCTGAAACGGCCGTGTAACGGCCTCATTGCTCAGGCGAGTCGTCAGCTCGTGGACGTTCTCATCCGTAATCCCCCGCACCAGGTCCCGGCGCAGCTTGTCGAGCGCCCGAGCCGCTGCCTGTTCAAAGTCCCGCTCATACCGGCGCATCGCCCGGCCGTCGGGGTTACGGATAGCTTTCGTCTGACCAATCTCGAAAGGGCGCATCCGCGCCGGCGGCGTCCTCCAGTCCGAGCAATGCCCGCTTCTCGGCTGTCGACAGAATCACGCTCTCAAACTGGTCCGGATCCGGGTTCGCCCGCTTCCTGGCCCAGCGCATGAACCGCCGCGTCTCCTCGATGCGTTCACCATCCTCCGGCCCGGCCGGAACTGGTTGCGGTTGGCCGGTGAATGGCATGAGTTGCGGTGGGGTAGCAGCCGCCGGTTCCCGCAGCTCAATCCCCTCCGGCAAGTCATACCCCAGCACCGCCAGGGCCATCTCGAGCGACATCCCCGCGTCCACCAGCAGCTTCAGGCTGTTGGCCCGCTGGGTCTCATCCTCCTGCATCACCGGCAGCTCGTCCGGCTTGAACGCCAGCCGCAGCCCCATCGGTCCCAGCAGCTGCCGGTTGACCACGGCCGCGATCCACTTACACTCCGGCGCAATCGTGTCCTGGATGAAGCTCAGGTCATCACCCTGCTTGGTGGCATAGTTGGCGGCGTTGGCCGTCACCTTCGACTGCGGCACGCCCATCGCCGTGCAGATCGCCTCCCGCTGCTCGGCCGTCAGTGCGCTGTTCTGCAGTTCGCTGACACCTTCACCAATGGTCAACGTGTCAAAATCCCCGCGCACCACCTCGGTTGCAAAGGCGTTCTTGACCCCCGTGAAGATCCGCTGCCACCACTCCTTAACGCTGTCCTTCTCCTCCTTGCTGTTCAGATCATCTTTGTACTTCAGCAGCGTCGCCTTGATCATGCCCCGGTCGAAGTACCCAGCGAGGAACGCATCCATGTTAGCCAGCACCCCGGCCGCGTTCCTCGCCGCCTTGCCCGGGTAGTGTTGCGCCGGCCCCAACTCCACGTAAGGGTCCGGCAGCCAGAAGTAGACAAAATCGTCCACCTCAAACGGCCGATCCACGCCATCGATCGTCCGCTTGAATCCCCGCAGCCCTTCGTCCCCGTCGAGCACCGGCTTCACGCTGTCCGGCCGCATCCAGCGCACCGACAGCGTCCGCATCAGATTGCGCTCCCGGAACCAGTATGCCTGACCAGCCAGCGCCACGGCCGCCTCCGTCCGATACAGCAGACCCGGCAGATCGTCGAGCCAGGCGAACTCGTCCGGCGCGTCGTCCTCATTCGTCATGATGACTGTCTCGCCGCGCCGGATCTCCCACGGCATGTTGGCTACCGCGCCGGCGCGAATGTCCACGCACCGGTACAGCCACGCCACCGCGCCATACAGCGTCGCGGCCGTATCCTTGCCCTCGCCCCCGACAACAATCCGCCACGCCTCTTCCGGCAGATCCTCCAGCCGGACGCCCTTGGTCCCCGTAAACAACACACCCTGCGCTGATTTCATTCTCCCCTCCGTCTACAAAAACGCCGGCAGCGTCCGCTTCTCGTGGTAGGCCAGCATCACCGCCTCGCCCACGTCCGGCGAGCGGCCGATCCGCTCCTTGATCTTCGCCTTTTCCTCAATCTGAATGACCCCACCGGCCAACACGCGATAGCGAGCCGCGCACAGGTCTGCCACCAGCTCATTGCCCGGTGGTAGCGCCAGGTCCGCGCCGCTGTCCGGGTCCAACGCCTCCCGAAACCGCCAGTACATCTCCGCCCGCTGGTTCTTCATCTTGAACAACGGCCGCGGTGGGTCGCCCTTCGACATCGCCACATAGCTGCTGCCCTCAGCCACATTCACCGGCCGCGCCATGCCCGGATACATCGCCGCCAGCGAGTCATAGGCCGATGAGCCTACGCCGATGACATCCACATGGATGGCGCCCACGTGCCGCTCGCCGGTCAGCGCCTGGTACACCAGCGCGGCCGCCTTGGGACCATCTTCGACCTCGGCCCCGGGCGTCTTCTCCGGCTCGGCAAACCACGTCCCATACCGCTTGGCGATGACCAGGCTATCCCGGCCGCCGCGGGCCACATCCACGCCCACGGCCGACAGCGGCATGGCCGGCTTCTCCCGCTCCAGCCACCGCGCCTGCGCCGCCTTCACCCACGCCGTCGGGATCACCTGCCACGGATCCACCTGGCCCTGCGCGGCGAAATCGCCATACAGCAGCTGCGACCGCAACGGCTCCGGCAGCGCCTGCAACGTACTGCGATAATTGCTGTCGGCCAGGTGCGGGTTGTCTTCGAGCTTGGCGGGAATGAATGTTCGCGAGAGCGGTCTGAGCAGCTCGCCCTCGTGCTCAAACGGCTCTCCGTCCGGCCGCTCCACCTCGCGGCCGTCGATCGTCACATACCAGCGCAACTCGCCCGGCGCGGCCGGATTCGGGTGGGTGAAGCGCGTCGGGAACAGGAAGGCGAACCACGGCAGAAAGTAATCCACCACCCAGCCCCCGCCGTCGTCCGTGGGCGGGTTAAACGTCATCACCACCCGGCACCGCTGCCCGGGCTCCGTCGTCCGGTTCCAGGCCGTGATGAACTCCACCTGCGACCGCGTGAACTCTGTCGCCTCGTCGAACCCGTAGAAGTCCCGCGGCCGTCCCCGTTGCTTCTCCTTGTCCCGCTCATACTGGCACGCCTCGAACTCAATCATGCGGCCGTCGGCCAGTTTCCAGCGGTGGAGCATCTCGTTGTAGCCTTCGGTAAACATCGACCGGCTTTCCTCAATTACCCCCCGCAAGTTGGGAAACACGCGCCGGAAGATGACGCTGCGCTTGTGGCGCGTCGCCGCCAGGCCGAGCAAGAGCGCCGTCTTGCCGCCACCGGCCGCGCCACCGTAGCCGAGGATGTCGGCTTGTGACTCGTATGCCAGCCGCTGCGGATTCGGCCGCCCGTCCTCATGGTCGGGATTCGGCCGCCAGATGGGGAGCTGGTTGGTCTTCGTCGGCCGCGAGAGAAGCGCTTCCTTGTCGGCATCCGGCCAACTGTGAAGCATCCGCACCGAGGGCGGGGGGCGCCTAGTCGGGGTTCGCGTCGCTGTAGCCATCCAGCAGGTTCACCAGGTCGAGCTTGACCCCGTCCGTCTCGCCCTGGGCATACTTCAGCCAGTCCAGCAGGTCCTTCGTCGTTGGGATGGCCTCGCCTTCCCTGACCATCTGCCGGATGACCCGATTGGCAATCCGCAGCCGGTGAGCCCGGTTGGCCACCTCGATCATGAGCGACAACCGGTCCACCTCCTGAGCGAACTCAGGCACATTCATCCACCGGTAGACCGTCCGTTCCGAGACGCGGATAATGTCAGCCGCCTCTGCGTAGGTTCCTCCCCTTGCCAGAGTAAGCGCGGCCGTTTCCCGCTTCTTGGTCCACTCAAAAGCTGACACGATCCTGACATCGCCTCCAGAACGTTTCAAAATGAAACACCTGTGCTTAGTATAGCACAGGCGTTCCATGTCAGTAAAGGAGACAAACCATAAAGGACGGCACGGCCGGGCGGCCGTGTTGCCCCGTCCTGAAGAGAGGGAGCAAGGGAATTATAGCACAGATGGTCTAGGTAGGCAGCATGCTCAGTCTATCACAAGCCCACGCTTCTCGTTCTGAAGAAGGTTGCTCATGATGAGCCGATACGCCTTGTGCGCCTTTTCGTTTGACCTGAATTCAAACTCCCACTCTCGCGCGCCCGCAACGACAAACAGCTTGCTTGTAGCCAGGAACGGATTGAGAGAACGGCCACTGTCCTCAACGCCGACGGCCGTGATCTTGGTGAACGGCACAGTGACCAGTGCCTTCGACTTCCGAAAGAACGACTCATCCATAAAGATGATGCGCCTATCAGTTATCCCCATGAACCCAGTCCCACCGCCCTTCATGTCGAAGACACCGTACAAGATCTCTCCGTCGACGCCGAGCGACTGAATCCGTTCCAGCTGGTCCTTCTTGTCGAAATCTACGTCTGCCATGGGTGCCTCCTCTTGCTGAACTCTATGCACTCTCAATGGTATCTACCTAGCTTGCGTTTCACATTACGGTGACGTAGAAATTCTGTTCTACTCGTGTAATATTGGTCAATTAATTGCTTGCGCCTCGCATTGCGGTGTAGTACAATTCCGCATGAAGGGATTTGTCTATAGTGGGTCAATCGAGGAGGTGGTGTCTATGGCAGACATGGACGATGATCGGCGACAGGCGACCAGCCTACGCCTACCACCGTCGCTGCTGGCGGAACTGCAAGAAATTGCGGACCGCGAAAAGCGAACGCAAACATCGATCATCGAGCAGGCGTTAACAGAATATCTGCAACGCCGCAAGGGATCGGGTTTGCCGGAAGAGTTAGAGAGAGCAGTCAAAGAGTACCTGGAACGGCACCGGTAAGCCGCAGAACCGGCAAAAAGAAAGGCCAGGGTGCCCGCGACAAACAGTCACCCCGGCCAACGTAGACGCACCTTTACAACCGAATAGTGAAGCGAGAGCTGAACAATTCAGCTGTAATGGCTTGTCATGACCCTGGTAGGATTTGAACCTACAACCAATTGATTAAGAGGCTCATCCTCATAGAACAGGTTTTCGATAATCAACCAACCCGCCTGAGCGGTTGACTACCGGTCAATCGCCTAGATGAGCTAACGGGCTGTAACGCTCATGAAACTCCTGCAACTCCCGATCGTCCCAAACTGCATAGTACTTTGCAGTCACGGGTGAGCCGGGCGCGTGACCCAGCAGGCGGCCGAGTGCGGCAAGATTGCCACCGTTGCGCAGGAACGACCTGGCGAACGCGTGTCGGAACGAATGCGCATTGATCCGGCCTTTGACCCCCGCTCGATGCCCGACGCGCTCCAGCATGAGCCGCACGCCGTTGGTCGTCAGTGCCGTCCCCGACTTGCTCAGGAACAGGGCGTTGCACTCGGTCACCGGCCGCACGGCCAGGTACAGCGCCAGAACGTCAGCCGTTATCGCGGTGAGGTAGACTCGGCGGCTGCGCTGGCCCTTCTCCGTCACTGTGGCGCAGTGGTTCGACAGGTCCAGCGCATCGAGCGTCAGGCTACACAAGCCACCGACCCGGCAGCCCGTATCAGCCAGCAGCAGGATAATGGCCCGGTCCCGTACATCCTCTTGCGGCAGGCGGTCCAGGAGTCGGTCGAGGTCATCGTCGGCCAGCGCCTTCGGCGGTTGCGCCGGCAGTCGCACGAGCGGCACATCCAGCGCGGGGTTGCGATCCACAACGCCCTCTTGAATCAGCCAGTTGAACAGGCGCCGCACGGCTCGCTGATGACCGTGGACAGAATGGAGAGAAAGGCCCCGATCCAGCAGGTGGGCGCGGAAGGCACGTAGCACCGTCGGGCTGATCTCCTCCAGGCACACCGGACCCGCAAACTCGGCAAACGCCGACAACATGCGGCCGTACCACACTCGCGTTGACTTAGACACCTCTCCCGCTTGCCCGGCCAGGAACCCCTCCACGGCGGATTGCAGGTTATTCATGTTGTGCTCGCTCTCGCTTCACTGTTCGGTTGGACAGGCGTCCAACCGTTCGTCGCGTTTTGTCGCCGCGACGGTCCGAAAAGCATAGCACAGATCCCCCGCTCGCGGAAGGGGTCAATCTGGAGATAGAGAGCATGAGCAATCAAAACGAACAACCGCACACTACACCTAGCCATACCCGGTCGATCCTCCACGGCCGTTATGGTCAGCCCGCCCGCGCCGACCTCCGCCTTCCGTTTCCTCCTTGGCGGTCCACGGCGTGGGGCAACGAGCGCGGGCGGGCTTGTTACTGCGTAGCACATGGCGAGGCGACCAATGGCAAGTAATTACTGGGCCAAGCTGTGGGTAGAGATGCTGGACGATCGCAAGGTCGCCAGCTTGCCGGATTCGCAGTACCGGCGCTTCATCGAGTGCATCCTTTTGGCGAAGGATTACAACCGGGACGGCTTGCTACCGTCGATTGAGGATATGGCCTGGAAGTTGAGACTGACCACCGAAACGCTCCAGAACGACATGAGCCGCCTCGCACTGGCTGGGCTGGTGGAACTGGTCGAAACGACCGACGGTGACCGCTGGTTTGTGACCAAATTTGCCGACCGGCAACGTGCCAGCACCCCCACCGAACGCACGAACCTACGCCGAGAAGCGCTTTCTGCGAAACGTTACGAAGATGACACTGAAACGGAGTTGAAACGTTTCGTTTCACAGAGTAAGAGTAAGAGTAAGAAGCAGAAAGTAGAAGCAGAGAAAGAAGCAGAAGCAGAAGCAGAAAAGATCGGCGCACGCGCCGATGCTGCTGCTGCCTACCTGAAGCAGTTTGGAATTGCCTACAACGCCAAAACTGCCCCCATAGCAGACATGCCTGAAGACTACATTCGGGGCCACATCGAGCACATGCGCAAGAACGGCGACAAGCCCGGCCTGGCGATCACGCGCATGTTGGACGGAGATCCCGTACCAGGTTCGCGGCCGGTGGACCTGACGCGCCAAATACCGGCCGATCTCGCCGACATCATCCAGCGCTAGGAGGATCCCATGACCAACACACAGACTCGACTGATACAAGTCACCGCCGGCAGCGTGACGGTGCTCTACGAAATCGTTCAGGACGGCGACGAGCTGATTATGCGGCCGGTCCGCTGGAGCGCAACCCATGACTGAGCCAAAGCCGACCTACACAACCGACACGCCCACCGTACTCACCGGCGACGCGCTGGATCTCATCCCCCAGCTCGACGACGCCTCGGTCAATCTGGTCGTCACGTCCCCGCCCTATCCCGGCCAATACGGCAACACCATGTTGTCGCCCGACTGGTTGCGCTGGGCGAGCCGGTGGCTCAAGCTGCTCGAGCGCAAACTGACTCCCACCGGCGTCATTGCCCTCAACGTCCAGTTCAAGCGGACAGAACGCGGCTGGTACGACAGTCTCATCTTCAACCTGGGCCATGCCGGGTGGACACATTACAACATCCTTGACCTCTACATCTACGGCAAGTCCAACCCGCCGCCCAACGGCGCCCTCACCTACTGCGACCCGCCCGGCTGGGAATATGTCTTCATCCTGACCAACGCGGACCGGCCGGAGGATGTCACGTTCAACCCCGTCCGACGGCCGTACAAATCCAACTCGCTGCGGGCTAACGGCAATCTGTACAGCTCGCGAACCCGAACCACGGTTGCCCATCCCGACGGCGCTCGGCAGACAACGCTCATGATACTGTCCAGCAGCGCCGACCAGAACCGGCCGCGCGCCAACGGTATCAGCTTCCCGCGCCAGTTACCCGACCGCTTCATCCGGCAATACACCAACCCCGGCGATCTGGTGCTCGACCCGTTCTGTGGCGTAGGCACCACCCTTAAGGTCGCACACGAGCTCGACCGCCGGGCGATCGGCTTTGAAATAGATCCCGATGAGGCTGACAAAGCCCGCGAATGGTTACGCGAGCCAGTTCAAACAACCCTATGGAGGACCCAATGACCCGTCGAATCTCTGCTGTGTTAATCGTCCTGCTCCTGCTCATGGCCCTGGCCGGCATTGGCTTCAGTGCCACGGCCGAAAGCCAGCCGGTGACAACCGCCGCGCCCCGGAACTCCTATTCCGCGACATCAACACCGCCCCCGGTGGACGGCACCCCGGCCCCGCCGCCGATCATCATCGACCCGGCCGACGGCTATCCCTATCCGCCCCTGCCGCCGAATATCCACATGCCGATCGTCGCCGGCTACCCCTACCCCGCATATCCGGAGGCGCCGAAATGACCCAGGCCCAGCTGCAGCGACTCGAAGAACAGGTCCAACAGACCCACGAGCAACTGCTCACCATCGCCATGCAATTGAACCGCCTGGCAGACCACATGATGGCCCTGGAGCGGACGCTGGATGCCGTCAAGCGCACGGCCGACAACCGGGCCTGGAAACAGATCGAGCCAGGGGTGGGGCCATGACCATGCTGAATCAGTTCGCCATCGTCGTTTGCTGCGGGGTGCCGCTCCTGCTGGTCAGCCTGGTCATGGCGGCCGCCCTGGCGGCGAGCCGCGCCGACGACGCCAACGAGGAGGTGGCCCAGTGACCGCACAACTATCGCTATTCGACATCGGCCGGCTGACCGAACCGGACTACGCCGATTGCCAAACGATTCAGGAGCGTTTCGACGCCTTCCACGCCCGCAACCCGCAGGTCTACCGGGCGCTGCGGGATATGGCCCTCGAGATGCGCCGGCGCGGCCACCGGCAGTACGGGATCAAGGCGCTGTTCGAGGTGCTGCGCTTCAACCACGCCATGCAGACGCACGGGGACGCGTTCAAGTTGAACAACAACTACACCGCGCTCTATGCCCGGCTGCTGATGGACGAGGAGCCGGAGCTGGCCGGCTTCTTCGAGCTGCGCCGGCGCACAAGCGAGGCGGCCTATGCCTGAGTCACTCCTCGCCGACGCGCTGCGCCATCACCTACGAGTGGCCGACTTTCCGGCCTGGGTCGAAGAACACCGCTTCCACCCGACGCGCAAGTGGCGCTTTGACTTTGCCTGGCCGCAAGAGCGGCTCGCCTGCGAAGTCGAGGGTGGGGTGTACACCAACGGCCGCCACACGCGCGGCGCCGGCTTCACGGCCGACTGCGAGAAGTACAACGAGGCGGCCGTCGACGGCTGGACCGTCATCCGCGTCACGGCCGAACAGATCGACAACGGGCAGGCCGTCGCTTGGCTGGGACGCGTCCTGGCCCATGAGGCGCCGCCCTTCTAGAGAGATGACAATAACGCCCCTGCTCGTACAGGGGCGGGCCGGATGGAGACAACCGGCCGCGTGTTAGTCTAGCAAAAATGGAGAAAACGATAATGCTTAACCGTACCCTTGCCAAGTTCATTTTCTATGCCGTGGCTATCGTCCTGCTCGTCTGGACTAGCAGCCTCACCTACTCGTTTCTGGCGATGGCCCTGCCCAACACGTTCTGGGCCGTGCCCCTGCTCGGCCTGGTCGTGTTTGATGTCGGCATGATCGCCTGGCTGTTCGTGTTCCTCAGCCACGCCGAAGGCGCCATCCAGCGCGCCGTCGCCATCACCCTCACCATGTGGAACTTCGTGGGCGTCGGCCTGATGGTCATTGCCGAGATCCTGCTCGACGGGCAGCAGATGGTCGAAGCGCCGGAGATGCTCGGCACGGCCGCCATCTGGGGTATCGGCATCTGGACCATTGCCAACGTCCTGGGCGTGCTCGTCTTCCACCTGGGCGACAACAACGCCCGGCGCGAAATGGCGATGCAGTCCGAACGCGACGCCGTGTTTGACGCGGCGCTCAAAAACCTGACCCAGCAGCGAGCCGTCATTCAAGAGGAGCTCGCCCGGCAGCTGGGCACGGCCATGCTCGACGACCTCATCCGCGAAGTGCGCGCCGACGCTGACCGCAACGGCACGCCTGACATACTGGAGCGAGGCAGACAGAACACGCGTTCTATTGACGCGGTGCGTCATGAGGCAACGCAACCGCAGCCGGCGGCGACGGTGGGGCAGGGGGCAAGCGCCAACGGCCACCATCGAGGTGACGCGCGGGATTTTTAGTAGCGGCCGATGGGCGTGATTTTGTCGGGCAAGTCTTTGTCGGGCAAGCTGCAATTTTGTCGGGCAACCAGAGTATGCCCGACAAAAAACGCGATTTGCCCGACAAAAAAGAACGCCGGCGCGAGAGTTTGCCCGACAAAATTCAGAGCGAGCGGCGTGGCTGGATCGAGTACGCCAAACGGGGCACCAAGAACCCCAAACGCTATGCCTATCGCCGTCGCTGGGTACGCGCCGAAGGTGGCCAGTGGGTCAAGTCGAAAGCCAAGCGGCTGAAATCCATACCGCCGCTAACGGAGGATGATTATGTCAAACGTATCAGGAGTGAAGGACGTGACACAACGACAGGACGTAAGCGCCGCGATCGCGGCCATAGGCGAGATCGTCAAGCTGTATGACTGCATTGTTCTGGCCGGTGTGGATGACCCTGAAGTGTCCGGCGTGGTAACGGTTGACGGCGAGACGTTCAGGGACGTTGTGCCGCTGGGCGATGGGGTTCACATCGTGCTCAGTGTCGGGGTATTGAGTCACGATCTGGGCACAGGGATTTTCGAGGTTGAGGTGTGATCTACTCCGCGTCCGGGTCCGAGTGGAACCGTACATCGTCCGGCAATGGGTTAGCCGTGACGCCCAGCACCCGTAGCGCCAGCTTCACGCCGGCCGGGTCGCGCTCATACGCGGCCGCGAGGGAGTCGAGTAAGGACGCGGGGGATGGATCGCCCAGGTAACGCCCAGGTGTATCAACCACAAATCCCAGTTCGCGGGCGAGTCCCTGGAGGAGTGGCAAGCTGCTTGGATCGATCCGTGCTGTCCATGTCCATCTGTACGCTCGTTTTGCCATGTACGTATCTTAACATGGTAGACATCGACTCTGCAAGCAACCCATTGACAAGTAGACATCTACCCTGCTATAATTCAGTAGATATCTACAACAGAACGAGCCACTCGCACGACCTGAGAATCCTTACGAGTGGCTCACCATCAACCAAGGAGGTTGACGTGACGAATTTAACCCAAACCCCAGCGGCCGGCAACACCCGGCCCAAGCCACAATTATCCAGTCCCAGGACTGTCGTCGGTGTGGTCAACAACCGCCGGTGCTATCTCTACGAGGCGTCTGAGTTCCGGCTGCCGATTGTCGGTGAGGTCTACGAGATGCAGGGCGAATACTATCGGGTGGACACCGACTATCACGGACTGCCGTGCAGCCGCTATGCCACCAAGCTGGTGGTCGCTGCCCACAAAGCCGACCGCCGTTGGCTGGGCGGGGTGTTGAAGGCAGCGCATGAAACGAGCGAACCATGGCCCGGGGAAGTGGCTAATCGCTTTCGGGAGGATTGGTAAAATGACCGTCCTCCGCAAGCTGCTCATTTACCTGGGGTTTCTAACCGGCTTCCTGCTCGTCGTCGGCATGGACGCCTGGCCGTCACGGTGGCTGGCGGCGCTGATCGTGTCGTTCCTTGCTACCGTGGGCGGGGTGTGGGCGATTGCCTACGCCGGGCGTAACGAGGCGAAGCGATGAGCGGCCTGATGCTGTGGCTCTACCAGTACAACCACACCGGTCCGCGCCTGACCGATGTCAACGTCGCCGTCATGCGCCGGGCATTCGCCGACAGCATGGCGCGGCGCGCGGGGTTCGTCCCCGCTGCCCTGGCCGTTGACATCCACGCCGCCGACCCTGAATTGACCGACGAACACCTGCCGCTCCAACGCCTGCGCATCCCCGCCGGCTGCGCGGCGTTTGTGTTGGAGCATGAACTGGAAAGTTAGCCATTATCCCCGGCGGCCGTCAACCGCCGGACATGGGCGCTGTCGTTTTGACAGCGTATTAGGGGCGTTACTTGTGATCGCAGTGCAGAAAAACGGTCTATCCAACCAACCCAAAGCGGGACGGACCTCGCCCCATTCGTCCCGCTTTCTGAGGACACTATGACCACCGTCACCGACCCTGCCGTCGGCGAACCGGTCGTCGCCGGCCACCACCTTGACCCTATCCGGCAGGCCATCGCGCTGTACACGTATGATGTGTGGCGACGGGCCTACCATCGCGGCCTGGTCACCGCGGCCGAGCTGAGCCGCTTCCTCGTGCTCTACGACCGCGAGACGGCCGACACGTACAACCCTAACCCTATTTCTGTCCTGAATCCCTGGAGGACCAATCATGAATGACCAACAACTAGATCACATCGCCAAGATGCTCCGCGCCCAGCTGAAAGGGCAGGGGCACATCTGGTGGATCGGCGGCTACGTCTACGGCCAGACCTCGCGCGACGACCTGTTCATCATCCTCTACCCGGCCGACGAACGGCTGACCGAGAAGGTCGTCCGCGTCTACCCCCACGACTTCAAGAAGCTGCCGGCCTTCATCCCGACCGAGGGCATTGACGCCGGCGACACTGACGCCAACCCCAACAAGGAGCAGGCCCGCAAGAAGGGGATCTACCACGACTGTCCGCTCTTCGAGATCGTCACCTTCGACGGCCGCGACACCCAGATGGGCAAGGAACGCCGCTTCGGCGACGTCCTGCGCGTGACCAACGCCGACCGCAAACCGGCCGCCCAACCCGTGCCGGCGCGCCCCACACCGAATACCACCGACATACGGGAGGGCGGGGGCAGAAAGGACCCGCCCCCCAGACCGGCCGAAGCCGCCGCCACCCAGCCGGGACTGCCCGACTACCGGGCGATGGCCCTGGACGCCAAGACCGAAGATGAGTTCGACTACGCGGCCTACATGGTCCTCAAGAACGGCCTGTACACCGAGGTCGAGCACATCACCAAGACCCGCGCCGTTCTGGTGCCGAACTGGAGCTTGGGCCCGCGGCCGAATAGCGCCATGTTGGTGGCGCTGGAGACCTATCGAAACCAACGGGCAGCTATGGAAGGACGCGGCGCGCCTGTCCGCGAGGCCCACGACCAGGCCAAGACCGACGCCCTCAACGCCTACCATCGTCAACTCAGATCGGCCGCGCCGCCGGTGCAGGCCGAGATGCCGATACCCAGGGAGGTGCGGTACGAATGACCAAGAAGGACCCCCAGCCCGCGCCACCGCCCAAACCCGGCACCGGCAAGCCGCCGAAACCGAACGAGATCGATATGGTCACCCTGATCGATGACCACATCGAGAACAGCAAGCCTCGCGGTGGCGGCAAGGGCGCCTATAAGCAGTAGCAATCAAGCCCGGCGCTGACGAGTGGTCAGCGCCGGGCTTGATTTACTATATTCGGGACTCCCCATTAACGCACCAAGCGCCTATAATATATCGTCTCTTGATAGCATTGCCTCAGGCGCAGGACGATCCAATATTTAAAAGAGGGGCTGCTGTTGAGGGGGAACTATCGGAAGCTTGCAAGCCTCTATGTGACCATTTGAATGCGCGATGAGGTCTTCGTCGTTTGTGTAAAGGCGATGCGCGCCACGGCTGACTGCAGTGGCAAGAATCATGTGATCTACCTTAAACTTCGCCCGTATGAATCCCTCGTCTCGAAAGCTGGTGTTTGGGTGGGCTGCCCGCCATGCCTCAAAATACTCTCCATATTTGATTGCGGCGGGAGTATCAAATGAAGCTATCCTGAATCTTCTGTTCATCACGTCGAGGAAGGTTCCGTGCTCGGCCGGCGGCATCCCAGCGAGTAGTTCCGCAATAACAACCGAAGGTATTATGATTGCGATCTTATCTTCATCACATTTCTTCAGGAAATGTTCTGCCCTGGCAATTTCATCTTGCTGATCGGGTCTTGCTTGCTTCTTGATTCCCCAAATCAATATTTGAGTATCTAGACAAACCACTTTGCCGTCCGCCAAATCTCAGCCCTCCCTAGAGCAAGTTGCGAAGGTGTGTCGCGTACTCGTCTACGTCTTCTATACTATCTGCATAAGGGCCGAGCACCTCGCGCAATTCAGCAAACGCCTCAACTGCGCTCACTTCCTCAAACGGCAGAATCTCCTCAATAGTGAAGCTCTCCATCTTGCGTGTGAAGAAATCCCATGATGCAGTTCCGCGTAATCCTACCTGTTTATATAGACGTACTGCGACTTCACACGCTATCTCCTCAGATGCTTTGCAGTAAATGAGCTCATCAGTTCCTATGACTCGAAACTGGACAGTAGGGTCGGTGGCACCTCCCACTCGAGTGACTCTCCCATAGAGCTCAGTGTCCCCAGTAAGCAAGATCGGCGTGGGAATGACTGTTTGCTCATCTAGTATTCCGAGCAACTGAACAGATCCATTCAACGTGCCGAATTCTACGGTACCGTCATGCCGCCTGGCAAATGCCTGCAGAATGCCCAAGGGTTTGTAGGCCATATGTGGCAAGCGCTGCACCTGATTTTCGGCAATGGCCAGTCCTATCTCTTGGGCAGCCGGTAAAGTCAAAGGCTCAAGGTTGGGATCGAAGGTCAAGGTCATGCTTCCACTGGCCATACTTGATAGGCCGATGCGAATTTGCTCCAGCTCCAGGTCTTTATGATGCTGAACAGTAACCGCGGCAATCAAGTCTTCGACGGCCGTGATGATCTCGGCAATCTCCTTTGATCGCAAGTGTCCCGGGGCAACCTCTTGACCCGTTAAGCGAATTGTTATTCGATTAGCGTGAGTTTCCATTTTGCTGGTGCCCTCGACTCTACTCCTAATCTACAAAACTCATTATAGCGAATACAATTCCAAATGTATATTCTCTAACTTGGGACGGCGCACTACATAACTAATCAAACAACCCCTTCTGCTGCGCCTCCTCCCCCCTAACCCGCTCGGCCGCCCGAAACGTCACATCCGTCGGCGGCATGTCCACCTTCCCACCGGCCAGCAGATCATTCACCGTCAGGATCTGAATCTTCCGGTGCTTCCCACTCCACGGCGACTCATAGAACCCGGCCGACACCGCCTCCGTCACCATCTCCCGCGTTGGCTCCTCCAGCGTCAGAAACACCCCGATCGCCGCGTCTTCGCGTTGGATCGTGCCCACCAATTCGCTGATCATCGGCCGGCTCACCTTGCCGCTCTTGACCTGCACCAACACCCGCTTTGGCTTGCTCGAGCTGTCATCGATGAACGTGATCACCCCGTCAATCCCGCCGTCGGCTCCCTTCTTGCCCTTCTTGCTGCCCGCCTCGCCCCCATACGGCCGCGCCTTCATCAGCGACAGCGCCCACCACTGGAACTGGAACCGGTCCTCACTCGCCAACTGCCGCGCCCCCTCCAATGACTCCGGCTCGCCGATGACCTGATAGGCCACGTCGTCACCGAACATGTCCTTCAGCCGGTACTTCTGTAGCGCGATCGAAAGGTGGGTGACGTCGATGCCAATCCACTGACGGCCGAGCTTCTGCGCGGCCGCGATGGTCGTCCCGCAACCGCAGAACGGGTCCAGCACCACGTCGCCTTCGTTACTGCTGGCCTCGATGATGCGCTCCAGCAGGGCCAGCGGCTTCTGCGTCGGGTAGCCGAGACGTTCGGCACTTGATCCTTGAAGCGGAACAATATCCGTCCAAACATCTGGTATCTTCGGGCCTCCCTGGTCATTCAAGTACACTTTGCGGCGAATTCGACCATTCTTGTTGGGTGGGAAAATGAGCCGTCCGTCCTCATCGAGTTGATTCATTACATCCAGGCTTACACGCCAGCCCTTTGGTGGAGGCGGATAACCCTTATAGGGATAGGTCAAGTTTGGTCGTGGATTTGGACTGTCCAATGGAGCACTTTGATAGGGACCTCTGCCATCCAAGTCGTCAAACCGAAATCGAGCGTGGTATTCTTCGTCAGTTTTTCCATAGACGACATTGAAAGTGTACTCTTTCCCTTTCCTGTAGAAGAACATTGTATCGTGGACAGCACCGTATTTGCGCCTGACGTCGCCTTTCACTGCCGTTCGTTGCCAAATCACCTCATTCACGAAATTCTCTGGGGAAAAGATCGTGTCCAAAACAACCCTAAGATAATGACTTGCGGCCGGATCGCAGTGCAGGTAAAGGCTCCCGGTCGGCTTCAGTACGCGGTGCAGCTCCACCAGCCGCTCGGCCATCATCACCAGATACGCCATCATTTGGTTTGTCCCGATGAATGTCCGCAGCGCCGCGATCATCTGCCCGACATCAAGCGACCCTTCCATCAGCAGCCGGTCATAAGCCTCCTCGGCCGCGTCATTCCAGTGCCACGTGTCCTCGAACGCCGCGATCTGCGCCTCCGAGTCCTTCCCGCTTTCCTGCTTGAACAGCACGTTATACGTCCGGTTGCTGTTGAACGGCGGATCCAGATACACAAGATCGACGCTCTCATCGGGGATATACTGTTGCATGATGGGGAGATTATCCCCATAGAACAAGGTGTTTTCGGTTATAGGCTTCACACGACCTCCACTTACGGTCTGGAGATCATGCCACACTCGGCCGATCGCGCAAGCGGTCTTGACCGCACCAGTAACCTGCTGTACTGTATAAGTCTAGCCACTTGCCGGTAGGGAAGCCCGTCACGCGAAGCAATTGAATAGTAGGAGGCTATTACGATGAAGCGTGTCCTGAAGTGGACCCTTGGTATCTTCGGAGCCGTTGTTGTGCTCTTTGTAGGCACGGCCGTCCTGGCCGGGGTTTGGCAGGGTCTGACGACGGCCGTGCAGGATCCCCCGGCCGTCGTTCCGGCCGTCGCTGAGTCCACAGCCGTGCCGACAGCCACTGCCGCAAGCGTCGCCCAGCTCGCACCGACCGACCGGCCGACTATCCCACCCGAACCCTCAGCCACACTACGCCCAACTGATACCGTCCGGCCGACCAATACAGCCCGCCCAACGTCGACCAGGACGCCCTTACCGACAGCCACCCAGCGACCCACGACGACCCCTCGACCAACCAACACGCCCCGGCCGACGGCAACCCTGGCACCCCCAACCGCTACCCCACTGCCGCCAACGGCCACGCCTGTCCCCACGGCCGCCATTGTCGGCGAGCTGGCTACGGTCGTCCGCGTGGTGGATGGCGACACGATCGAGGTCAGCATGAACGGCGCGAACTATCGCGTGCGCTACATCGGCATGGACA